CGTTGATAAAACAAGTTACACCACATAACTTAGATATATCAAAGCCCTTCTTTTCCATTTCAGTAAATGGACGGCCACGCCATGCAGATAAATCCTGCCCAAGTGTAGCCTTCTCATGCAGCGATAGCGTATAAAACTTACTGATTGTTAGAGGTTCACCGTTGTTGTTTACTTCAGATGGTACTTCCCAGATAACCATACATTGACGTTTCCATGTTACCTGTCCATCATAGTTGTTTTCTTGTGTGCCTAGATCAATGACCTTTACACATCTAGCCTTGTGTACGCCTGTACTTACTTCAGGGTACTTACTTTCGTTGTCTACTGTTTTCGCAATAATACTCATGTCTACTCCTTTTTTTATATTTACTATTGAACTTACATTATATTAACTTAGGTTACTAAAGTCAAGCTATATGTTGACATTTGTTAATCTTATAAGTATGATGTACTTAGATTAATAAGGGATTATTATGATGAATTTATATGAACTTGCAAAAGAACGTAAGAAAGAGGTGGTAACTAAGTATGGTGGTAGAAACCTATCACGTATGCTTAATATAAGCCATCCTGCTGTATCTAAATGGCAAGTAATACCGCCTTTGCGTGCGTATCAAATAGCAGATATTGGTGATTTTGAATTAGACTATTTACGTCCTGATCTAAAACACGCAGATGAAATTGCACCGCAGCCGCAGGGTGTAGGTCAATAATCTTAGGCTAAAAATACTACGGCACGGGGGGTATGTATTTTATCTCATTGTTGCATATCCCCCATCATCATTTTACATTATGGCAAAGCTATGGCATATCTATAAGTGTGCCATCAGTTTGTTAATGGCAAATCAATCCCCTTCATCTTCACCTTCACCTTCAACTACACCTTCAACTCCAACCAAGATAGAGCAAACACACACAACCATATTTGGGGGGGGTTGACATAGGTTAACATATTCTGTATATTAAATCATTAACGAAAATTAACAGGTAACAATGAGAAAAAAATCTACAGATGAACAATCGCCTGCGTTTCAATTTTACGCTAATGATTGGATAAGCGAACCTAGCAGATTAAAAATGTCACTTGAAGAACAGGGTGCATACATACTGTTGTATTGCCATTGTTGGCGTGGTTTTAAGATACCAAAAGATTTTGAAATACTATCAAAGATGTGTAACTGCACGTTGGATAAGATTAAATACATGTGGCCATCTATAAAACATATGTTTAAAGAAGTTGATGATGGGCAAAACTTAGTGTGTTTACAGGCAGAAGAAGAACGTAAAGAGCAGGCATTGAACCGTAAAAAACGACAGATTGCAGGCAAAAAAGGCGCTGATAAACGATGGGGTAAGGATGAAGTACAATCCAAATAGTCACCATGGCATATTTATACAAGCATTTGGTACACATCACAGTTTCCAAACGTTTTGTGACAAGGGTAAGAACAGGAAAATAATTAGACAGTTACATGGCACATTGGAAGAACACATAGATGAACTATGGTCATTAAACAAACAGGGTGCAGGTGTATTTTTTACAGTAAATCAGACAGATTTACAGGGCAGAACCACAAAAAATATTACAAAAGTTAGGGCTGTGTTTATAGATTTAGATGGTACACCATTGCCCGATCACTTTGATCTTAAACCTAATTTTATTTTAAACACATCGCCTGATAAATACCATTGTTATTGGTTAGTAAGTGATATGCCATTAGAATCATTTACATTGTATCAGCAAGCATTAGCTGCAAAGTTTAATTCAGACCCAGTTGTCAAAGACTTGCCAAGAGTAATGCGACTTGCAGGGTTTTATCATAACAAAACAAAACCATATCCAATTAAAGTAATTGGTGCGCAGGGCATTGATACACCATACACAATGGCAGAGATACGTGATGGTCTTGGATTACAAAGACCACAACAAGCTACAATCAAAACAGATTATCAACCATCAATGTATCAAGGCAAGTATTCAGGTACATTACGATACGGTGTAGGCAAGGGTGACAGGCATGCTGCATTGGTAAAGATGTTGATAGCAATTAGAAAGCGTGGCGAAAGCATGGAATATGCAAATGAAGAAGCATTAAAATTTGCAAACGCTTGTAACCCACCTGAAAACCACAACGAAGTATTGTTTCAGGTAAAAGATATATGGAATAGATATGCACCTTAGAGATTACCAACAAACAGCACTTGATAATTTACGTGAATCAATGAGGGCAGGTAATAAAAAGCTGTTGCTTGTTGCTCCAACTGGTAGCGGTAAGACAGTAATAGCTAGTGCAATGATTAAAGCTGCTGTTGAAAAAAGTAATGATTGTTTGTTTGTAGCACATAGACGTGAATTAATTGATCAATGCAGCGATAAACTTAGGCATTTTGATGTGAACCATGGCGTTATTATGGCAGGCAGATCAGCTAACATTGGTGCAAGGACACAGGTTGCAAGCATACAAACTTACACAATCAGAAAAGATAATAAATATTTTAACAAACCATATGCAGATGTAATTATATTAGATGAAGCACACCGTAGTGTAAGCAAATCATTTAGAGAACTTATTAATGATTATCCAGATGCGTTTGTAATTGGTTTAACTGCAACACCTGTACGTAACGATGGCAAAGGTTTGGGCGGTATTTATGATGACTTGATAGAGTGTGGCAGCATACGAAAACTTACAGAACAGGGTTACCTTGTGCCTAACCGTGTTGTTGCACCTACATTGCCAGACTTAAAAGGTTTAAAGATTATGGCAGGTGATTACGAAAAGCGTGGCCTAAACAAACGTATGAACACACCTAAATTAGTAGGTGATCTTGTTACCCATTGGTTACGATATGCAGAGGATAGGCCAACTGTTGTCTTTGCTACATCAATTGCACACAGTAAATACATATCTAAAATATTTAATGATAACGGCATAGCTGCAGGTCATGTTGATGGTGACATGGATGAACTAGAGCGTGAACAAGTGCTGCATGATTTACACCATGGTAAGATTAAAGTTTTATCTAACTGCCAAGTGTTGACCGAAGGATGGGATGAACCAAAAGTTTCATGTGTTGTACTTGCACGACCTACAAAGTCATACGGCATGTACTTGCAGATGGTTGGTAGATCATTGAGGCCATTTGAAGGCAAGAAAGATACATTGATTATTGACCATGCAGGTTGTGTTTACGAACACGGTTTCCCTGAAGATGTGCCTGATTGGGAATTAACAACAGATAAAATTACACGACAGAAAAATAAAGAACGAAAAGAAATAGATAAGCAGCCGTTTACTTGCACTAAATGTAACGCTGTATATGAGCCAACAAGGATATTGAGAACTTGCCCTGTGTGTGGTCATGCACCAACGGAAGCAGACAAGAAGGTTTTGATTAAACAAGGACGTTTGGTTGAGTTACCAAAAGCAGATGTTAATGCACAGGACAAGCAAGATTTTTACGCACAACTTTTGTTTCACAGCAGACAAAAAGGTTACAAGTCAGGTTGGGCTGATTGGACATTCAAAGAAAAGTTTGGGCATTTTCCACACAGTAAACGTGTAATGCCAAAACCTGTGGGCGATGAGGTCAAAGGCTACCTGCGCCACTTGCAAATAAAGAAAGCCAAATCAAATGGGGGTGCTTATGTCAGAGGACGCTAAAGAACAACAAATGCACACGTTGCGTGAGGTAGGCAAGAAACATGCTGCCGCAAAACGTAATCTTACTGTGCTTGAACATGGTAGACAGATAATGCTGTCCGATCTTATGAAAGAATACATGCTTAAAGGTGAGAAGACTGCTGCAGGTCAAGAACGTGAGGCCAGAGCAGACCCACGTTACAAAGAACACATTGAAGGGCTTGGTGAAGCTGTTGAGGAAGAACTAAAATGGGCTTGGGAAAAGAAGATTGTTGATATAAACTTTGAGAAATGGAAGACCAACATGATTAACCAAACCATTGAACGTAAGAAATATGGCTAAAAAAAAACAGGCAACGATTGAAGAAAAGAAACACATGTCACGCGTTGCTGCGTTGGGATGCGTTGCCTGTGCTACGTTAGGCCATTACGATTCACCTGCAGAAATACACCACATAAAAGATAAAACGGGCATGGGCAGACGGTCTAGTCATTTTGATGTAATACCGCTTTGCTACATGCACCACCGTGGCACATATGGCTATCACACAAGCCCAAAAGAGTTTGAAGGGAACTATGGCACACAAAAAGAACTGCTGCAGATTGTGAAAGATTGGTTAGATTATGAAGATAAAAAAACGGGTCAGATAAATCCATCCAACCCGTTTACAAGAAACAATTTATTTTGGGAATAGTTACAATGATTTAGATTTTAGTTTGTAACCATCGCCAAACAACACATGACCCAATTGATGAATAACATGAAAACCCATATCCATTCCGCAACCAGACACGCCCATGCACTCTGTTTTGTCTTTAAATCTATAATCCAAAGCAACGCACATTGTACGCGTTAGCCAGTAAGGTTCAACCCTGTCCTCACCTTCACGAAACTCATCTTTAACACCAAATTTATAAAACGTGATGTGTCTGTACATGCCAGAATTGCTGACTTGTTTGACAACATAATAAATGGTGTCACCTTCATCAATTATACTTTTTAAATATTCAATTGCTTGTTTTTGGTTCATTGTTTTCTTTCCTTCCTTCTGTTTTCTTCTATTGCATGCCATATGTTTATGACACCCCAAAGCGCAACAATAGACGCATCCAATGTGTTCCTGTCTACTACAACAAGATAGATTGAAAGCGTCCATAGCACGCCACTAATACCAAAACGCCAAATCACGGTGTTAACTTTTTGTTTTGTTTGACTACCCAATCATCCAAGATTGCACGCAAACCATCATCAAAGCCAATATGCAATTCCTGTTTGTTGTTGATTAAATAGTCAATTGCTTGTTGCTGTTGTGTGGGCGATAAGCCTTTTAGATGATCTCTAACAACGCTTTCAACCCACACTTTGCCAACACTGAAGAACGGGTTATCCATTCTTTTCTGCTCCAAGTTTCATATCTAGCAACTCTTTTAGGCTATGGTAAGCACTCATGCCATGCGCACCGACATTCCATTCTTTTATGTGTTCAACGTCTTCGCCTTGATGTCCGCAATATGCTTTGCCATTCTTCCAATTGTACACAGTGAAGACACGACCATCAGGAAACTCAAACGACCATTCAACGTCAATCTTATCCTCTGCACCTGCACGCGGTATGTAACGGAAATGCGGATCACCAAACACACTGACAAGTTGATCATATGTTCTGTTCAAATGTCCGTGTAAATGTGTTCCACCTGTGTTGCTTGACTTTGTGATGTTTGACAAATCGCTGACGTACTTGTCCTGTATTGCTGCTGACAAAGATGATGCAAACGCCTCTGCTTTGCTTTGATCAATCTCTATCAATTCCTCTGCCAAGAACATTAATTCCTGACCATTTAAACCATCAACAATTTGTGATGCAAGTGTAGCTGCTTGCGCTTTACCCTCTGCAATAGCTGCCTGCGCACTGTCATCATTGTGGCTGTTGTTTTCAATATCATCCCAGTATTCATTTTTTGTTTTACTCATGTTGTTGCTCCTATAGTTTGCTAGCGGTGTACAAACATGCACCACCGCCAAGCATTGATATTAGGCCGTAACCGACCACCATTAACATTGTGGGCAAATCGTTAGCATACTCCATGCACTTGCCATCACAATCATTGGCACTGCCTGCAATGGCCATCAATCCGACAGCCAAAGCAATTGCACCAAATACGTTTAAAAATGTTTTCATGTTATTTACTCCAATAACCATAAACACAACGCGTACCACTACGCGAAGGGTCATAGGTGTCATTGATTACGCCATCAATAACTGCTGTTACATGCTTACTGCAAGACACAGCAATTGTACCCAATGGCAATTCATCTGCTTTCAAATGCACTTTGCAACCTTGACCAATAAACATTGTTGGTGTCCATTTAAGTCCAAGCATAGCTGCAAGACGTTTGGTTGTAGGTTTGTAAACACCAGACCGCGCTGTTGACTTACCTCTACGCTTTTTGGTTTTACGTTCCTTAGAACCAAGTTGATTGATTAACGCTGCAACCTCTGCATAAGGTTTGCCGCTAACGATAGCAAATGATCTGCATACACAATCACCTGCTTTGACAGTGTAACCTGCATCTGCTGCACCACCATCGTTGTATGTCCATATTGTATTCATGTTATATCCTCATTGTTGTTAACATAGGTTAATCATACACTATTTATAAATGCACGCAAGAATTAATTTACCTTTATATATTGCACTTAAACTACTTTAGGTTATAATAACTAATATGAGCGCAAAAACGTTGACAGATAAGCAAAAAGCATTCGTTGACTACTTTAGTCAGTTAGGCAATGCAACACATGCTGCAATCAAAGCGGGCTACTCAAAAGCCACAGCCGAACAACAGGGCTACGAGTTAAAGCGCAAGCTAGTAAACGAGATTGATTTAGCTACACGTGCTGCATTAGGCGGCGCTGTACCTATGGCGGTTGAGAAACTACAAAGCCTGATCACAGACGACAAGGTAGCGGCATCAGTCAAGTTGGGCGCAATCAACAGCATCCTTGACCGTACAGGCTACCAGACAGTCCACAAGGTAGAAGACGTAACCAAGCAACGTACAGACGAAGAACTACAAACAGAACTAGAACATCTGCTGCAATCTATCGGCGGGTCTAGTACAAAGCTAACAGAGCATTAGCACAGTATACTGCTCATTACTCCTATACCTATATAGGGGAAGACACACTGGCTAGCCTTGCCATACCTCCCAGAAAAAAGGTTTGTTGCACACACACACGCGCATTTTCCCGCTAGGCCACATGTCTGCGCGGTCTTGCTAAAGATACCCTACGCATAATGCTTCACATATACATACACAGGGGAACACGGCATCACATATCACAGGCACACGCGCGCAACAGACCCCCCCACCCCCCAAAGTGCCTCCGCTTGTTATATATAATGCTTTCATCCGCACAGTGTAGGGCATATTTAGATATTAACCTAAGTTAACAGCTATCACATGGGAGTTGCGTTAAGTTAATGTTGTGTGTATTATGTCACTATGGGCGATAAAGCATGGAAACAACGAGAACGAAACGTGGCCAAATTTTTTGGGGGGGTTCGTACACCGCTATCAGGTGGCAACGGTAAAATAACCCGTGCAGATGTTATACATGAAAGCCTATTTATTGAATGTAAACTACGTGCCAAACACACAGCAATAACCTTATGGGATGAAACTAAAGAAATAGCTGATACAGAAAATAAAACACCAGTTATTGCATTATGTGAAAAGAACCGTAAAGGGTTTTGGATAATGGTACACAGCGATGATTTGTATAAACTATGACAGCACAAGCATTAGCAAGGGCAGTAGAAATCGCCAAGGAACTAGAACACAGAAAAGCCACAAATACAATGGCTAGGTACGTACCGTACGAATATCAAAAAAAATTTCATAATAAAGTTGCACAACAGCGCCTACTTATGGCAGGTAACCGTATAGGCAAATCATTCTCTGGTGCTATGGAAATGGCCTATCATCTAACAGGGCTATACCCTGATTGGTGGCAAGGTAGAAAATTTGTTAGACCTATTAGGGCGTGGGCAGGTGGAGCATCTAATGAAACCACACGTGACATCTGCCAGAAGGAACTGGTTGGGCAGCCAGACGACCCCAGTGCTAGGGGTACGGGGTCTATACCGCTAAAATTAATTGGCGAAACGGTACGTAAAGCAGGCGTGCCTAATGCAATGAATAGTCTTGTTGTTAAACACGTAACAGGTGGATGGTCACGATTAGCATTTAAAGCATACGAAATGGGTAAAGAAAAATGGATGGGTGAAAGCCTAGACGTTATATGGTTGGATGAAGAACCACCATCATCTATCTATACTCAATCTCTAACGAGGACAGCCGATAAAGGTGGAATTGTTTACATGACATTTACACCAGAAAACGGTATGACTGAAACTGTAGCGCAGTTTGTTAATGATCTTCGGGATGGGCAAGCGCTTATACAAGCGGGGTGGGATGATGCACCACATATGACTAAAGAAGTGCGTCAGCAAATATTAGCTGCGCTACCACCGCATGAACGTAAAATGCGTGAGCAAGGTATACCACAACTAGGTTCAGGCTTAGTGTTTCCTATTGCTGAATCAGATATGGTATGTGACCCAATTAATATGCCTGATCATTGGCCTAGGATTTGTGGTCTTGATTTTGGTTGGGATCACCCGACAGCAGCAGCGTGGTCTGCATGGGATAGAGATTCAGATATAATTTATATTTACGATACATATGCAATGTCACAAGAAGCTGTGCCTATACATGCAAGTGCTGTAAAAGCACGAGGTCAATGGATTCCTGTTATATGGCCAATGGACGGAAGGCAAGCAGACAAAGGTTCTGGTAAAAGTTTAACAGAACAATATCGTAATGAAGGCGTGAACATGACACGTGAACATTTTACAAATCCACCACAACAAGGACAAAAAGAAAACACAGGTGGTATCTCTGTAGAAGCAGGGGTACAGGAAATGTATACAAGGTTTATGACTAATAGATTGAAAATTTTTAATAATCAGAGTAAGTTGTTAGAGGAATTGCGAATGTACCATCGTAAGGATGGTAAAATCGTATTTAAGCATGATGACGTTATTTCGGCTGCACGTTATGCCGTAATGTCTGTCAGAAAAGCGAGAGTAAAAAACTATGAACCAAAGCAATTATATTCAGACAGTAGTTTTAATGTATTTGCGTAACAATAAGGAAGGATAATTATGGGCGGATTTGTAAGATTTGTTGCAAGAACTTTGGGTATCGCACCTAAGAAAGCACCACCTCCACCACCTCAACCTGCTCCTGCTCAAACTGCATCAGCAGCACCTGTTCAGCCTGCAACAACAGCAGCAACAGCACCTGCAAAAGATAGTAAGAAAACAGCACTAGGGTCTGGGTATGGTACTGGTGACCAAACTGTAATGACAACTACTGCAGGCGTAGAAGAAGAAGCTAATACACAAAAAACTGTATTAGGTGGCTCATCTACAGCAGGTAAGAAAAAGAAAACAGGTAAAGCAGTTAATTACGGATAATGTAATATGATTGAAGTCGTAACAGACGACAAATGGCGTGTACCTATTGGTAAATATCTAAAAGAAAAATGCTTTATTTCTGCAGATATAGGCGATAGTTTTTCTTATATTGGTTTTATAGAAGATGAAAAAATACTAGGTGGGTTTCTTTTTACAGATTGGGATGGACATAACATATACGTACATCTTGCATTAGAAACACCTAGATTATTTAACAAAAAAAATATAAGAACAGTATTTGACTATGGTTTTAACCAACTTGGTTGTGGAAGAATGACAGCCGTTTGTCGTAATGGGTACGAAAGAAACGAGCGTATTTTATCTGGTACAGGTTGGACAAAAGAAGGTATAGTAAGAAAAGTTATGAAAATAAAAAATGAATTCGTTGATGCAGCAGTTTATGGTATGCTCAAAGACGAATGTAAATGGATAAAGGAATAACATGGGCGGAAAATCACAACCACAAATGCCACCACCTGTAGATAATTCGGTTCAAGAAAGAACTGAAAAAAAGGAAGCGGCATTAGAAAAAGAAAAATCAAAAATGCTTGCAACTAAGAAAAAAGGCCAATACGGTACTATACTAACATCTGCACAAGGAGTTGAAGAAGAAGCAGAAACTAAAAAAACAATGTTAGGCGGAACAATAACGTAATGGACGATAACATAACACCTTTTGATTATATTAAAAAAAGATTTGCTTCTATGGAATCTACTAGAGGCACATGGGAAGATCATTGGCAAGAAATACTTGATTACGTTATGCCACGTAAAGCAGACGTTACTACAATAAATTCTAAAGGTTCAAAAAGAACTGAAGTGCTATTTGATAGCACAGCTATTACAGCAAACACAATGTTGTCAGCAAGTTTACAAGGCACACTTACATCGCCCTCACTGCCTTGGTTCTCAATTAAACTTAGAGATAAATCAATAAACGAAGATTTTAATACGCAAATGTGGTTGGAAGATACTGCTAGACGTATGTATGACGCGTTTAATGATGCAAATTTTAACACTGAAGTACACGAAATGTACTTAGACCTAACATCTATTGGTACTG